AATTAGGTACCTCTCCTGAAAGTTGTACTATAACCTCAAAACGTAACTACACAGTATAATGGCAACACCTCCAACCGGTTCAGATGGTCAAAGAGATTATAGATATAGTTCTACAGGAGTAGAAACAGTCTCAGTAACAAAATCTGCAGAAAAAGTAAACTCAGAAACAACAAAAATAGCAATTAAAAAACAAACACAACAGCTTCAAACAAAGTTAAAAAGTTCATTTTAAAAAATGTCTATTCAAAGTATAATTATCACAAATGTTGAAAAATTAGTTCAACAAATGATTCCTACTATTTCTCAAGTAGTAGAGAAAACAGGCATTCAAAATATAGGACAACCTAATATGCAGATGCCTAGTGCTTGTTTATTACCAGATGGTCTTCAAGATATTTTAAAATTAAGAAATAGTTTGATTGATAAATTAAATACTACTTCTAAAACAATTGAATCATTAAGTAGATCATTAAATCCACTAACAACAATAGTAGATACAACATCAAAAACATTAAAAACAGTACGTACAGCTAGAATAGCTGCAAATGCAGGTTTAGCTTTTATTGTCCCGCCTCTTGTAGTTCCTGGAGCTATTCCTTCTGCTATTAATATTGCTAAAGATTTAGAAGAATTTTTAACACCTCAAGTAACTGTAGCTAAAAATTCAATAACTTCTATTAAAACTGCTTTAGATTACGCTAATAATGCTATATTTAAATTATTAAACATGTTAAAAGCAATAGATCAATATTTAACAGGATGCAACGTTCAACTCCCAGATACACCTGTTATTAATAGCTATGTAACCCAAGTAGATCAACAATATACTGAAGTTCAAAATACTCCAAGTGATATAGAAATATATAAAGGATTTATATTAGGAATAGTAGAAGAACCTTATACCCCAACTGTAAATAGAAGAAAAGCAGTTGCTAAAAATAAAGATGGTATTATATTATTATCAACACCATTAACATTTTCAACAGATAAACAAACTTTAACTAACGAAATTAAACTAGTTATTGACTCAAATAATTTAAAAGCTGATTAATTAAATATTTATAATAGATGAAAACTGACGCATTAAAAAAACTTATTAAAGAGGCTGTTAAAGAAGCAATTCAAGATGAATTAAAAGATATTCTACTTGAAGCAGTACGTTCTAATAAACAACCTATTAGAGAATCTTACACTCCATTAGATGATAGAACTCTAAATTTTAATTCTAGTAATGTCCCTAGAACACCAGTAAATACTAAACAAGCATATATGGATATATTAGGTGATATGGCTAAGGGACCTAAAACTGGTCTTGAAGGTGAATTTAAAGTAACAGGACCTATGAATACAATGTCTGAAGGAAGTTCTTTACCTGAAGGTCAATTAGGTTTAGATCAAATAATGAATTTAATTAGCAAATAATGGCATTCGGAGCAAAGAAAATATTTCCTATAGATACTAAACCTGGAACAGCGGTTGGGGTATCTCTTCCTTTTAACGCTCCTAATACTTTTTTTTCTACATATACTACACAAGATGCTATTAGAAATAATTTATTAAATTATCTATTAACTAATACAACTGAAAGATATTTAAATGTAGACTTTGGTGCTAATTTAAGACAATTTATTTTTGAACATATAACAACAGATAATATAAATAATCTTAAAAATTCTATTCAACAATTAATAAATTATTATTTTCCTAATATTAAAGTTGAAAAAATAGATATTTTACAATACCCTGACACTAACGAAATAGAAATATCCCTTTACTACAGTATAATAGATACAGGAATAAATGATAGAGTTCAAATAACATTCTCATAATAATGGCTGTAAATAAAAATATAAAATATATAAATAAAAGTTTTGGAGAATATAGAGCTAGTTTAATAGACTATGCTAAAACATATTTCCCAACTACATATAACGATTTTAGTCCTGCTTCTCCAGGTATGATGTTTATGGAGATGGCAGCGTATGTAGGCGATGTTTTATCATTTTATTTAGATAACCAAGTACAAGAAAACTATTTACAATTTGCTCGCCAATCAAATAATTTATTTGAATTAGCATATATGTTTGGTTATAAACCAAATGTAACAGGAGTAGCAGTAGTTGATGTAGATTTTTATCAACAAGTCCCCTCTAAATTATCAGGTGGATCTTTTGTTCCTGATTTTAATTATGCTTTATATATCGCTAATAATACAATAATTAATGATTCTTTAAATAACTCATTTTTAGTTAATGATCCTGTAGATTTTACTGTTTCAAGTTCTGCTGATCCTACAAATATAACAGTTTATGAAATAGCTGGAGGTAACCCTCAATCATTTTTATTAAAGAAAACTAGAAAAGCAATATCCGCTACTATTAATACAACTACATTTACTTTTAATTCTCCAATTAAGTTTAACATAGTAAATATAAATGCAAATAATTTAATAGGAATTTTAGATTGCATAGATACTGAAGGAAATAATTGGTATGAAGTAGATTATTTAGGGCAAGAAATGGTATATGATTCAATTAAGAATACTAATACTAATGATCCTAATTTATCTCAATACTCAGGAGATACTCCTTATTTACTTAAACTTAAAAAAGTACAGCATAGATTTACAACTCGTTTAAGAGATTCTAATACTATGCAAATCCAATTTGGAGCAGGAACAATAGCAGATTCAGATGAAGAAATAATACCAAATCCAGATAATGTAGGTATTGGTTTACCATTTGAACAAGATAAACTTACAACAGCTTTCTCTCCTTCAAATTTCTTATATACAAAAACATATGGAATTGCACCTTCAAATACAACTTTAACATTTAGATATTTAACAGGAGGTGGAGTAACAGCAAATGTATCTGCTAATACTTTAACTAAATTAAATGGTACTGTAAATTTTTTAAATCCAAATTTATCTGCTAACTCAGCTTTAGCTAATAGTATTTTTTCTTCATTAGCAGTTACAAATCCAAACGCAGCAAGTGGTGGTGGTGATGGAGATTCAATTGAAGAAATTAGACAAAACTCATCTGCAAATTTTGCTTCACAACAACGAAATGTAACTCAAGATGATTATTTAGTAAGATCATTAGCTATGCCTGCTAAATATGGTGAAGTAGCTAAAGCGTACATTGAACCAACAAAAGCTCAAAGTATATCTTCAGGTGAATCTATGGGTATATTAGATTTATATATTTTAACTTACGATATAAATAAAAAATTAACTCAAGCATCATTAGCTTTAAAACAAAATTTAGTAACTTATCTTTCACAATATAGAATGATAAATGATGCTGTTAATATAAAAGATGGTTTTATTATTAATATCGGAGTAAATTTTGATATTATTGTATTACCAAACTTTAATAGTAATCAAGTATTAACTAATTGTATAACTACTTTACAAACATATTTTAATATTAGTAACTGGCAAATTAATCAACCAATTATATTAAGAAATATTTATACTTTATTAGATAGAGTAGAGGGAGTTCAAACAGTCAAAAATATAGAAATAACAAATTTTGTAGGAACAAATTTAGGATACTCAGATTTTGCTTATGATATTTCAGGTGCAACTAAAAATGGAGTAGTATACCCATCTTTAGATCCTATGATTTTTGAAGTAAAATATCCTAACGCTGACATTCAAGGTAGAGTAGTACCATTATAAAAATAAACCATGGCTATATATAAAATATTCCCAACTCAAGATACTACATTATATTCAATCTACCCAGATAAAAATACAGGGTTAGATGAGATATTAGAAGTATCTTTAACAGTAGGAGCAATAGGAACACCGGCTCCACAAACAAGTCGTTTTTTAATTCAATTTGACTCAAATGAAATTACAGATGTTATAGATAATAAAATATCAGGATCACAATGGCAATCAAATTTAAGATGCTTTGTTGCTGATGTTAGTGGTTTAAATCAAAATACTACAATAAATATTTTTGCTGTTTCCCAATCATGGAATATGGGAACAGGTAAATATGTTTATTCTCCTGAGGTTACTAATGGAGCTAGTTGGAATTGGAAAAATGAATATAGTGGAAGTAAATGGACAAATGGAATTTTTAATTTATTATCTACTGGATCTTATTCTTCATCTGTTTCTATAGGTGGTGGAACTTGGTATACTTCTCAATCATTAAGTGGATCTCAAACATTTGGATTTTATGATGATAAAGATTTAAATATTAATACTACAAATATAGTTAAAGCTTGGTATAGCAGTTCATATCCTAATAATGGATTTATTGTAAAACAAAAAGATGAATTCATTAATAATGAAAATAATCAACCTAAAATAAAATATTACTCAAGAGATACCCATACAATTTATCCTCCATGCTTAGAATTTAAATGGAATGATTGCATTATCAATACTGGATCATCAGGTATATTAATAATTAATACTCAACCATTTACTATTAGTATAAACGAAAATCCAGGTATTTTCTATCCAGAAAGTGTCAATACATTTAGAGTATATTCTACTCCAGAATATCCTGTTCGAGTATGGTCAACATCTTCATTTTATACTAAAAATTATTATTTACCAACAGCATCATATTATGCTGTAAAAGATTTAGATACTAATGAATACGTAATTGATTTTGATACTACATACACTAAATTAAGTCAAGATACTATAAGTAGTTATTTTAAACTTTATATGAATGGTTTAGAACCTGAAAGATATTATCAAATTTTAATTAAAACTATTTATGATGGTCAAACTATAATAGTAGATAATGATTATTACTTTAAAATAATTAATGGATAATGGAGACAATTAATTTAAATAAAAAAGTATATGCTAAAAATCAATATGAGAAAGTTATTGATACAAAATTTTCTCAATTAGCTACTACTATTACTCCATCAGAACAAGCTGCTCAAGCAGCTTCTACAATATCTGTTGATCAATTTTTTCAAGAATATCAACAATTATTTCTTCAAATTCCAAAAGAAGGAGCAACTAATTCACATGAATATCTTGTAAAAACAAGTTCTGAATATATTGGTTTTACACCAACAGATGATAGTATTCAAGCATTAATAGAAGAAATAAATTTACTTCAACAAACAAATCTAGAACTTAACCAACAATTAGTAGATTTAAAAATTACTCCTACATCTACTGATACAACTAACGCTAACTTAGTAGCAACTGCTGCTGCTGATAAACAAGCAGTTTTACAAGCTCAAAAAGATAATGCTTTAAGTGCTGTCCAAGGTAGAGGATAATTTAAATAATAATGGAAAGAATAGTCAATATACAAAACGCAGATCCTAATACACTTCAACTACAGAATTACTCTATTGAGGATGAATCTCTTATATCTAATTTTACTGAACAAGATATAGTTTTTAATCCAACTGAAGATTATATTGAGTATTTTATTCTTGATTTAAATCAAAATATTTTATTTAGTAATGTAGCTGGTTATCCTAACTATAGACTTAGAGATAATTTAGTTACAATTGATCCTCAAAACGATTTAGAATTACAAGGATATACTGAAGGACAATATTATACAATATATAATTTCTTAAAAAGAAAACTATCATCTAATGTTAGTAGTACTTTTTATATCCAAGATATAAGTTCTGATAGAACAGAGTTAAGATTAAATACTACTCAAATTTCTAATATAGATGTAACTGATTTAACAATTCAACTTGCTAGTGATATTGCTAATTCAACTGGAACTTATTTAGATTTCTATTTAGATTTTGGAGACAATAAATTAGTAATTGCTAATAATATAGCTTTAGATAATACTAACCCAAGTGATCCTACTGTTTTAATTAAACTATATGAACCTTTACCTGCTGAATTTACATTTAATTCACAATGTTGGGTTGTAGAGCAAACAGCAGAATCTTTAGCTTATCAAATAGAATTAACAACTATTTTTTCACCTGAAGAACAATACAATTATATAAGTGGTCCTAATTTTAATTTAGATCTTCAAGATCAAATAAATAATTCTACCCCTTATATTAACCAAAATACTTTACAATCTAATACTTCACTATTAGGATCAGGTAGTTTATTATATCAAATAAATAGTATTTTAGCTGAAAAAGGTATTGAAATAAATGTTGATTATACTAATTATTCCAATTTTATTCATTTCTCATCAGCACAAACTCGTTTAGAAAATTTTTACTATAAATTATCTTTAATTGAACAATATAATTATAGTGCAAGTTATTCTAATAGTGGTTTACCTCTTAACTTATATACATCTGGTAGCCAAATCATATGGCAAAATAAAATAAATGAAATTATAACAGGATTCGATGGTTACGAGTATTACTTATACTACGAATCAGGAAGTTATGCGTGGCCTAAAACTAACTCAGTTTACCCATATATTAATGCTTCTACAACATCAACTCCTGCTTTAGATTGGTTTACAACTCAAAGTTTATCTGCTTCTTTATATGATAAAGATAATGTAGATGCTTTAACTAATACTATACCTAATTATTTAATAGACGATCCTAATAATAGTCAATACCAATTATTTACTCAAATGATTGGACAAAACTTTGACAATGTTTGGATTTATTTAAAAGATATTACTAATAAATTTGATGCTGATAATAGATTAAATTATGGTATTTCTAAAGATATGGTTGCACAAGCAATTCGAGATTTAGGAGTTAAAATATATCAAAATAATTTTTCATCAAACGATTTATATTCTTCTTTATTAGGTATTACTCCTTTAGGTAGTTTATTTAATTTACCTTATACAACAGGTTCTTTACCTACACCTACAGGATATGAATATATAGATACATTTGTAACTGCTTCCGCAACAGGTTCTTTAGAAC